AGATTATTTGCAAGTGCATTATTTGCTGAAGGATTTACAGAAGAGCAAGTATATGCGGCTATTGCAACAGCAGAAACTGAATCAGGACTTAAACTATCAGTTGAAAACTCTTATGGTGGAACTAGTAATGAGCGCATACGTTCAATTTTTAGTAATGCTAGAACAGTTAGTGATGCAGAACTTACAGAAATCAAAAAAGATAAAGCAACATTCTTTGAATTAGTATATGGTTACACAAGTAAAATTGGACCAGGTATGGGTAATACAACAGCAGGTGATGGCGGTAAGTTTATTGGTCGTGGATTAATTCAGTTAACAGGTAAAGCAAATTATCAGCGTTACGGAAAACTTGCAGGATTGACAAGTGCGCCAGTCACAGACTATAACCCATTTGGTGTTGACATTGTAGATGATCCTACTATTTTAATTACAGATGTTGCTAAGTCAGTTGCAGTTACAGCGGCATATTTAAAAGAGCGTTACAAAGATTTTGGTAGAGGAACACTTGGTAACTTTAGATTTGCTATTGCAGGAACTGAAAGAGGATACGAATTAGGACGTCCTAAAGATACAGGTTACTTACAAGCAAAATTACTACCAAACGGAAAATATGATCCAGACTGGATTAGAGATCCAAACAAAAGAAATGTCGTAGCAGGCGTTGATCAAAATGATCCAAGAAATGGAGTAGTATAATGGGGCAAGTAGTTATTCCAGGAACACCAATTGTTAATCCTGCAGAAGTTGCTGATAATTCAGATTGGAATGAAGCACTTGAAGCAGGCAGATTTCCAAATGGACAATTTGATTTAGAAGGTGACTATCCTAGATCAGGACCAGGACAACAATCAGGCAATGGAGGATATGTAAATAGTTCAAACCTACCTGCAATGGATCCAAATATTACTCCAGGACCATTACCTGAAGGCCCGGGTTGGGAAAAGTTAGATGCAGTGTTAACCAATGTTCTTACTCAAGATTGGAGAGAACGTGGAAATCCTGGTAATCCAAGAATATTAGAAACTTACAAAGTATGCGGAAACGCATATACAAAAGATGGCGGTGCAATGTCTCATGCTTGGTGTGCGGCATTTGTAAGTTGGGCACTATTTACTGCTGGAATTCCTGCATTACAAACCATGAGTAGTCAGGGTTGGTATAGTTGGGGCAGTGAAGTTGACTGGAAAGATACTTCGGCTATCCGTAAATGGGACGTTATTGTTTTTAAATCAAAAACACGTAGCGGAGGACATATTGGTTTTGTACAAGAAATTACTTCAAACGGTGTTATTAAAGTATTAGGTGGAAACCAAGGAAATAATGCTAAAGTTTCTAATTATCAATTTAACAGTAAAAGTCAGTACGTAAAAAGCATAAAAAGAAATTGGAGCATACCTGACGAGTACAATGTACCACTTGACGGTACTGCTCCAGCAACACCAGGATCGGATTCAACAGTATAATGCCATTAATAGCAAGAAAAGGTGATTCAGTAGCAACAGGACACGGATGTGATGGTAGTACAACATTGGATACTCCTAGTCAGAGTTTTGTTAAAATACAAGGACAACTTGTTTGCAGACTTGGCGATTTAACAGTGTCACATGACATACCGTCAGGTGATAATTGTGTACCACATACTGCTCCTATTTCAGGATCAAGTTCTGTGGTCAAGATAGCAGGACAGTTTGTAGGTAGAGTTGGTGATGGATGTGATGCTGGGACAATAACTAGTGGCGCATCCTTTGTAAACGTAGGAGCATAAATATTAACATGAGTACTTTAGAAAAAAATCTATATGATAGGATTGCAGTTAAGCCATCCAGTACAAAACAAAAGCCTGTTGTTACAAGCAAGGCATATAGAGGATTGTCTTCAGTTAACCCTGATAACAACTCATCTACGTTATACGACTTAGCATTAATCAAGCAAGACTTACTTAATCATTTCCATATTAGACAGGGCGAAAAATTAATGAATCCTGAGTTTGGGACAATCATTTGGGATGCAATATTTGAACCATTTACAGATGAATTAAAACAATCTATTGCAGACAATGTTACTTCTATTGTAAATTACGATCCACGTATACAAGCAAATGAAATTATTGTTAGTACTTATGAAAGTGGTATACAAATTGAACTAGACTTAACCTATGTGCCGTATAATATATCAGAAAAACTAAGACTAGACTTTGATGAAAATGCAGGTCTTACAGCCTAAAAATAACGTTTATAAATGTGGTTAGCAAAATTGCTATGGTGTTCTACACTAGGGTGCATATCATTTTCTGCAGTCGGAATACTTGGATCTAAAATTACAAAAGCACTATCGTAATCTACATCTAAAGAATACCAATCATCTGGGTGAGGTATTTTGTAAGGATCTTGCAAAGTAACATCTAATTCTTTTCTTGCTTCTTCTAATTGGTCCAAGACAGGTTGTGTCTCTACACTCAAATGACAAATTTTAGCACCACTTGCCGCAAGAAATCCGTGTGTCATTTGTTGTAATACTAGATTGTTGTAATATCTATCGTAAACACCCATTGGATTTAAGTAAGTATTTTTTGTAGATTTTTCTATGTAATCTTGTATTTTTTCATCTGTAGTTTTATTACTTTCTTTATGCCTGTCTAAACCTAGCAACTTGTTGAACCCTGTAATTACTGTTTGAAATCCCGAATTAGGATCAGCGATATTACAAAAAGGAACAGAAGTTCTTGCAGGCCATTGTAATGATAGTCTACTTAGGTATGTCCACATAACAATTACAATATCATCAGGATAAATGTCTTGTGCGGCTACAGCACATTGTCTTGATATTTGATTAAAACATGCCCCTCTGCGAGCATGATTTATCACAGGTAAATTTAATTTATCTGCAAGAACCTTCGGCCATGCATAATCACTAGGTTGATACAAATGAATTTCATTCCAATCAAATGAATCGCCTAATTCTAGCACTTGCTCTTCAGTAAGTTTATTACCATTTTCATCTAAAAGAGGTTGTACTACATCTGGTAAAGCATATCCCTGGGTAATAGAACAGCCAAATGTGTGCAGTGTTGTCATATTAATATTTAATACATGTTTAAAGTTGTGTATTAAATATTGGCTTAATTTAACTTATAAATAAAATACGCACTTATCTATTCTTAATAAATACATGTAACAAACGAGGAATGAAATATGTCATCTACTGACCGACAAAATAGACTGCTAGTAGCAGAGGATTGGAAGCGTATCTATCAAAGTTATAGAAACGCCGACTTTCAAAGTTATGACTTTGATAATTTAAGACGCACAATGATTAGTTATCTAAGGACTAATTACCCTGAAGATTTTAACGATTACATTGAAAGTTCTGAATACCTCGCATTAATTGATCTTATTGCATTCCTAGGTCAAAATATTGCATTCCGTATTGATCTAAATGCTAGAGAAAACTTCCTAGAACTAGCAGAGCGTAGAGAATCAGTTCTCCGTTTAGCACGGTTGCTTTCATACAATCCTAAACGTAACCAAGCCGCAGAAGGTTTATTAAAAATTAGTTCTGTCTCTACTACTGAAGATGTAGTAGATTCAAATAACTTTAATCTAGCAGGTCAGCAAATACAATGGAATGATCCGAGTAATACACAATGGTACGAGCAGTTTGTTAAAGTAATGAATGCCGCTTTGCCACAAAATGGCACTTTTGGCAAGCCAGCAAAAACAGCAACAATTAATAGTATACCGCATGAACAATATAGATTCAATGGTATTAACACAGATATACCTAAGTATTCTTTTACTAAAACTATCCAAGGTTCAAGTTTACCATTTGAAGTAGTAAGTAGTGATATTGTTAACGGAGCATTAGAAGAAGAAATTCCACTCCAAGCAAACAGTTTTGCAATGCTTTATAGAAATGATGGACAAGGACCAGCAAGTACAAATACTGGATTCTTTGCTTCTTTTAAACAGGGTTCTTTAGACTCGGGACAATTTAGTATTAATAACCCTAGTAGTAATCAAAAGGTTGACATTGATGCAACTGATATCAATAACAAAGATGTTTGGTTGTATAAATTAGATGGACAAGGCCGCGAAACAGAATATTGGACTAAAGTTGATGCTGTAGAAGGTAATAATGTTATCTATAATAGTTTAACTAAAGACGTTAGAAATTTATATTCAGTATTAACTAGAGTACAAGATAGAATTAGTTTAGTGTTTAGTGATGGTGTATTTGGTAATTTACCACAAGGTAGATTTAAAGTAGTATATCGTACAAGTGCTAATAGTCGTTATACTATTAAACCAAGTGAAATGTCAAATGTACAAATTCAAATACCTTATTTGAGTGCAGTCGGCGTACCAGAACAACTTACTTTAACACTACAATTAAAATACACAATTTCAAATAGTACAACTAGTGAAAGTGACGAAAGTATTAAAGCAAACGCTCCGGCAACATACTACACACAAAACAGAATGGTTACAGCAGAAGATTATAATGTTGCACCGTTAGCAGTAAGTCAAGAGATTGTAAAAGTAAAAACTGTTAATAGAAATGCAAGCGGAATTAGTAGATATTTTGATTTAATTGATTCTACAGGAAAATACTCCAGCACTAATTTATTTGGTAACGATGGTGTAATTTACAAAGAAACAAATAATTTAAAAACTACTTTTAATTTTGTAACTACTACTGATATTGAACAAGCAATTACTAACACAATTGAACCTATTATAAAAGATAGAAAAGTATATAATTACTATCTACAAAATTTTACAAAAATCTTAACTGGAGATTTAGGCGTAGCATGGAATAGTTCAACTCAAGATACAAATAGAAGTACAGGGTATTTTACAGATGAAAATGATGTTACTTTTAAAGTAGGAACATTTACAGCAAATAATTTAAGATTTATTGAATCGGGTACATTACTTAAATTTACTGCACCAACAGGTATGCACTTTATGACAAGTAATAAAAATGTGTTAATGTCAGGTCCTGCAGATCATCCAGGAGCAGTTGAGTATCTTTGGACAAAGGTTATTAGTGTATCAGGAAACGGAACAACAGTTGGTTCAACTGGACTAGGACCAGTTGTACTGAATGATTTAATTCCAGGAGATGCAATACTACAAGAAGTAAAACCAAAACTTGCTAACATAATTACAGATTCAGTCAAAACACAAATTGTTGATCAAGCATTTGCAACAAATACATTTGGACTACGATATGACGTTGAAACACGACAGTGGAGAATTATCACTGAACAAAATATTGATAGTATTTCAGCATTTAGTACAGGTAAAGCAGGCGACTCAAGTAACCAAAATTTAGATGCAAGTTGGATATTATATTTTAAAACTGACGGCGAACGGTATGATATTACATATCGTACATTGCGATACATATTTGAAAGTGATGCAGAAATTAAATTCTATTACGATAGTTCAGATAAAATTTATGATAATAAAACAGGTAAAATTATTAAAGATAAGATTGAAGTTTTAAATATTAATAATAAGCCTGATGTTTCAACACCATTTACATCAAATTATAATTGGGAAATTGTAAAAGAATATAGAGATGCAGACGGGTATGTAGATAGTAAGCGTATTGAAGTAAGTTTCTTTGATGCAGATGATGATGGTGTTATTGATAATCCAGAAGGATTTATTGATATTGTTGATGAAACAACTAATGTTACTACAAAATATATTTTCCAAAAGAAATATACAACATCAGATGGTATTGAAGATTATAGATTTGTAGATAACACAGTTGAAGGAATTCAAATCAAAGCAAGTGCAAGTGCAATTGGTGCTTATTCATCTTACTCAGTAGGACAAGTATTTTTTACAATTGATACTCAACTATTCCATAAACTAGATAGTACAAAGAAAAATTTACAAATTATAAAAGACTATAGAGGATTTTTAGGACGCTCTAATCTTAAATTTAGATATTTACATAGTGCTGATTATGATCAACGTATTGATCCAGCAGTAAGCAACATTATGGATTGCTATATGTTAACACGCACATACGATATTGCATACAGACAATTTTTAAACGGCGATCGTACAGTTGCACCGTTGCCGCCGAGCAGTGACGAAATGTACCGCACATATGGTACTGACTTAGATAAAATTAAATCTATTAGTGACGAAATAATTTATCATCCAGTTAGTTATAAACCATTATTTGGTACATCAGCAGAGACTAGTTTACAAGCAACATTTAAAGTAGTTACAAATAAAGATGAAGTTGTAAACAACAACGATATTAAGTCACGTGTAATTGAAGCAATTAATGTTTATTTTAATTTAGACAACTGGGAGTTTGGAGAGTCATTTTACTTCTCGGAACTATCAACCTATATTATGAATCAAATGACTCCAGATATAGTAAGTATAGTAATAGTTCCAAATGAACAAAGTCAGTCATTTGGTAGTTTATACGAAATTAAATCTGAGTCAAATGAGATTTTTATAAGTTCAGCAACAGTTGAAAATATAGAAATTATTGATGCTATTACAGCAAGCAGATTAAAAGCAACAGGAAATGTTATTACAACAAGTCAAGAAACAGTTAATACAGGAGTTACAAGTTCAACTCCATTGGCTGGATCTATTAGTAGTTCTAATAGCGGAGGATATAGTTACTAATGTCATACGACGATAATCAAAACGAGAACCCACTACCAACAGGCGGTTCCAACGGCTACTCATCAAACTCGCTATTACCTAAGTATTTTAGATCATCTAAGAATAAAAAGTTTTTAGATGCAACTCTTGATCAAATATTACAACCAGGTACAGCACAAAAGTTAAACGGCTTTTATGGCAGACGTACAGCAAAGTCTTATAGAGGTAGCGACAACTATATTGGCGATGTTTCAGTTAATAGAGAAGCATATCAATTAGAGCCAGTAGTACTTGCAAAAGATACATATGACAATGTAACATTTTATAAAGACTATAACGATTATATTAACCAAATTAAAGCGTTCGGCGGCAATGTTGATAATCATGACTTACTAAATGGTGCAGAATATTCAGCATGGAACCCAAATATTGATTGGGATAAGTTAACAAACTTCCGAGAGTACTATTGGTTACCAAATGGACCAACAGCAATTAGTATTGCAGGCCAAAGTACAGAAGTAACAAGTGCATTTAACATCACTAGTATTGACAATGGTAATAATCTTTCTTATGTTGTTAACGGAAACTTAACACAAAATCCTACGATTGAATTATTCAAAGGACAAACGTATACCTTTGTTGTATCAGCAACAGATATGCCATTTACAATACGTACAGAGCGTAGTTTAGATGCTGACACTGTTTATGAACTAGGTATTACTAATCAAAATATTGAAGAAGGTACTGTTACATTTACTGTTCCACTTAATGCACCAACTAGATTGTATTATCAAAATAGTAATAACATTAACTCCGGCGGAATTATTAGAATTGCTGAAGTTGACGAAGCAACAGCAATTGATGTAGAACAAGAAATACTTGGCAAAGCATCGTACACATCTTCTAAAGGTGTAGAGTTATTAAACGGAATGAAGTTAAACTTCATAGGTGATGTTACTCCAGCAAAGTATGCTGTAGGCAATTGGATAATTGAAGGCGTAGGAGATAGTATTTCGTTAGTTAATACTGACGATCTTGTTATACCGTTGTCGTATGCAGTTGATATTCCTGTGCAATATGATCAAGAAGAATTTGATAGTTTACCTTTTGGTAATGCGGCATCATATAGTGCTACTAAAGACTACATTGTTATTAATAGAAATTCACCTGATAAAAATGCATGGTCAAGAAACAATAACTGGTATCATAGAGCAGTTATTGAAAAAAGTGCAGAGATAAATGGACAAGTAGTTTCAATTGACCAAGCACAACGAGCAAAGCGTCCTATTATTGAATTCGACAGTGGTTTAAAATTATACAATTTTGGAACAGAAAAGAAAAACGATATTGACTTAGTTGATACAGTCACTAAAGATATCTTTTCGGTAATCGAAGGCTCAACTGGTTATAATATTGACAGCGTTGATGTTACAGATGGTATGCGTATTTTGTTTACTGCTGAAAAAGATATTAGAGCAAACGGCAAGATTTATAAAGTTAAATTTCTTAAACATAACAGTACAACACCACAAATTAGTTTAATAGAAGATACTGATGCAACTCCGTTAGAAAATGAAGTTGTATTAATACGTAAAGGTACAGTAAACGCAGGCCAGCATTATTATTATAATGGCACAGCATGGCTTGCTGGACAAGTTAAATCTAAAGTTAATCAGTCACCAATGTTTGATATGTTTGATAAAAATGGTGTTAGTTATTCAAACGCAACAACATATGAAACAAGTACATTTACTGGCAACAAAGTTTTTAGTTATAAAGAAGGTACTGGTACTGCTGATACAGAACTAGGATTTCCAATTACATATCGAGCGCTTACTAACGTAGGTGATATTACATTTAATTTTGATTTATTAACTGAAACATTTACACACCAAAGAGTTCAAAACATTTTAACAGAAAAATGCGATCAAGGATTTGTAAAAAAATATACATCATTGAATGCTTTCAAATATAAAAATGGTTGGACTAAAGCCAAGTCATTAAGTACACAACGAGTAATACGTCAGTATGATGTTGATGGTGAAATTAGTCAATTAGAAATTGATGTTTATGACAAAGCAGGTGATTTAAATGATTTAGAAGTTAGCGTATTAGTAAACAATGCACACAACTTTGATTATACATTATCACGTCAAGACGGACTAGCATTTGTAGTATTTAATAA